GGAGAGGTAAAAGAGGGACCCGACCCAAGTCTTGTCTATCCCAACCAGCCCTAACCAGCAACAACCGGCAGGGATTGGCCACGCGCAGCCAAGATTGCAAACATCGAGGCCTGATCATGTGGGATCGTTTGCGCCGCAAGTTAGGGAATGGGCCAGCGAGCATCTAAATGTCGAGTTGATGGATTGGCAATACACCGCGCTAGATGGGCAGTTGCTTTATGACGAAAACTTTGAGTTAGTTAACCGTGTGAGCCTTGTTTCTACCGCCAGACAATGTGGCAAGACCACCGCGCTAACAGCTCTGATTGGTTGGTGGCTGTGCGAGATGCCAAAGATACGTGGCAAAAAACAGACTGTTTTATCCACAGCGCACAGGCTCGATCTGGCCGTCATGTTGTTTGACGAACTATCGCCTATTTTAGAACAGCGTTTTAACGCAACCCTAATGAAATCATATGGGCGTAACAGAGTAACAATGCCAGACGGCTCAACTTGGCAGGTGCGCGCCGCCAATAACTCTGTTGGTCACGGCACTAGCCCATCGCTGGTGGTGGCTGATGAAATGTGGGATATTTCGCGCGAGGTCATTGACGGCGGTCTGTTGCCGGCTCAACGCGCACAGGTTTCACCGTTGTTGTCTATGTGGTCAACGGCTGGCACAGAGGCAAGCACTGCCATGTTGCGTTGGCGTGAGCAAGGTTTGCGCGCTATTGACACAGGCAAAAACGCATCGTTTTATTTTGCCGAGTGGTCACCGCCGCCAGACATAAACCCGATGACCCCAGAGGCGTGGGTGTACGGCAACCCTGCGTTGGGCATAACTTTGACCGAAGCCACGTTGCTGGCAGAGTCCGAGAACCCTGATCGAGCAGCGTTCCTGCGCGCATCCTGCAACCTATGGGTGGCTAGCGACAAATCTTGGATACAGCCGGGGCAATGGCCTGCCTTGCAGTACGAGGGCGAGATACCTGACGGCGGCACGGTAGCGATCGAAACCAGCCTTGATGACACACGCTATTTTGCTGTTCGTTGCGTGGCTTTACCTGATCGCCGCACAGTGGCCACAGTCGAGTTTGTGGCAGACACATTTAGCGAAATGTTAAGCCACGTAGAGCGCCTGTGCGCTAACCCACAGATCAAGTTTGCGATCACACCAACCGTTGACAACCACTGGCCGCTATCTCTAGAGCGCCGCAGGGTAGTCGTTGGGTATGGCGAGATACTTAAATTTACGCCGTCAGTAAAAAACATGATTAACGAAAAACTGTTATGGCATGACGGCAGCAACCAACTTGCCGAACACATCAGCCGCGCTGTTGCTGTTCGCTCACAAAACAGCATTGCGCTATCTAGCCAACGATCACCTGGCCCAATCGAGTTGGCGCGCTGCATGGTTTGGGCAGCAGCTTTAACCAGCCGACCCACGTCATCTGGCAAACCAATGTTGGTTGTGTCTAACCACTAGGCTCACATTGGCATCGGCTCGATGGCTTGCTTATCGTCGGGATACCGCATCGCATACCGGGCCGATGCCACCACAACAAGCACAGACTGTGACACACTAAAGACATGGCATTATTTAACAAAGTGACTAAAGCCGCTATTTCTCCGCCAGCAGGCAAAGCCGCTGCCGCTGGCACTGGCTACAACAACTTTTACTCGCCGTCATCTAACAACGGTGGCGCTGCAATGGTTGGCGTTTACTACAACTACACAGAGGGTGAAGCACGCAACGCTGCAATGTCTGTGCCAACTGTTAGTCGAGCACGCGACCTGATCGCATCTGTAATTGGCTGTATGCCATTGCGTATGTACAACGAAATGTGGAATGGCAACGAAATGGAAAAAGTGCCATTAGCGCCGCGCACATGGTTACGCCGCATTGACCCAACCGTGCCAAACAACTTTCTTTTGTCGTGGTTATTTGATGATTTATTTTTCTATGGTAGAAGCTTCCTCTACGTCACTAGTCGAAGCAAAACAGACGGTTATCCTGCATCGTTTACACGTCTACCAGCCGCAATGGTGCAGACATTAGATCAGTCTGGCCCTGTCTGGTATGCACCGTCTAAACAAATTATTTTTAGCGGCGGCGAATTAGACCCAAACGATGTAATCCAATTCTTGTCACCTATTCAGGGCATTACCTCAATGTCAACACAGTCAGTTGCTACCGCGCTAAAACTTGAGGCGGCACGGTTTCGTAACGCATCAAGTGCAATTCCCGCAGGAATATTAAAACAAACAGGAGGGGAACCCCTCAACGCACAGGAACTCGCAGACCTGGCGTCATCGTTTAACGCAGCGCGCATGACCAATCAGACCGCCGCGCTAAACGAGTATTTGTCGTACACCGAAACCAGCACAAGCCCAGACAAAATGCTTTTGATTGACTCTGCAGAATTTCAGGCAATGGAAATGGCGCGCTTGTGTAACGTGCCACCATATTTGGTGGGCGTGTCGGTAGGCAGTTATTCCTACCAATCAAGCAGTGAAAGCCGCGCCGATCTGTGGACTTTTGGCGCGCGCGCTTACGCCGATTGCATAGCCGGCACATTAAGCCAAAACAATGTTTTGCCTAACGGCACATATGTTGAGTTTGACGTTGAGGGGTACCTAATGGGTGATTACAGCGAGCGCAACGAAATGGCACAACCAGAGTCCTACGATGAGGTACAGTCGCAATCATGATTAAATTTATTGCATCACAGGTAACGATTGACGCTGCAGCTGGCGAGGCTGGCCGCCGCGAAATTACAGGAATTGCAGTACCATACGGCGTTGCCGCCACCGTTGCCGATGGCACGTCAGTAATCTTTGAGGCAGGCAGCCTGCCAGTTGACGGTAAAGCACCGCGCCTGTACATGAACCACGACTCAACTAACGCCATTGGCATTGTTACAGAGCGCGTGGACACGCCAGAGGGCATGATGTTTACGGCCAAGATCAGCAAAACACAGGCTGGCGATGAGGCGTTAATTCTTGCACAGGACGGCGTTTTGGACTCTGTATCGGTTGGCGTAAACCCAATCAAATACACCACAGCCAAAGACGGCACAGTGACCGTGACCGCCGCCGATTGGATTGAGTTATCGCTTGTGCCAGTGCCAGCATTTGCAGGTGCGATCATTACCGACATCGCGGCGAGTATCCCACAAGACGAGCCAGAAATAAGTACTATAGAAACAGAACCTACACAGGAGACAGAAACCATGAGCGAAGCAACCATCCCAGCAGTCGAGGCAACCATCCCAACTGCACCAATTTTTGCACAAGCAAAACGCAAATTTGTTATGCCAACCGCTGGCGAATATTTGGCAGCAATGCACGCTGGTGGAGACACTTTCCACAACGTCAACGCTGCATACAAAGAAGCCGTGCGCGATCAGCAATCAGCATTGCAAGCAGCTGCAGGCGATGTTCTTACAACTGATACACCGGGTCTTTTGCCAGTTCCAGTTCTTGGGCCAGTGTTCCAAGACCTTAACTTTGTGCGTCCAGTTGTCACCGCTTTTGGTGCGCGCTCGATGCCAAACACACCAAGCAAGACTTTTATCAGGCCAACAATTACCACGCACACAAGCGCTGCAACACAGACCGAAGGCTCTGCAGTTAGCGCAACCACAATGGTCATTGCATCTAACACGGTTACAAAGTCAACTGTTGCAGGTCAAGTCACGTTGACAATGCAAGACATGGACTTTACTGACCCAGCGTCAATGAACATTATTCTTAATGACCTTGCAGGTGAGTACCTGATTAAGACTGATGACATTGCAGCAGATGCACTTGTTTCAGGCAAGACCGCATCAGGCTCAACTTGGACTGTCACCGCTGGTGACCCAACATCGTTGATTAGTTCTTTGTATGACGCAGCACGCGAAATTGCAGAGGACAGCAACTACTTTCCAACACACTTGTGCGTAAGCCCAGACGTGTGGGAAAAGTTGGGTGCACAGTTGGACAGCAACAAACGTCCAGTTTTGGGTTATGTCACCGATGGCATTATGGGCCAAAACTCAATTGGCAAAGTTGGCGGCATGGGCTACAACAACATGAACGTAATGGGCTTGCAGCTGGTTGTTGATAACAACTTCGCTTCTGGCACAATGCTTGTTGTTTACGCACCGGGCTTTGAGATTTACGAAGCACAACAGGGTGTTTTGTCAATCGCTAACCCATCAACACTAAGCCGCACGTTCTCTTACTACGGTTACTTTTCAACATTTGTTGCTAAGTCCTCGTTTATTCAGGGCATCGTAATCGCTTAGTCTGTAGCGGACTTAGACCGCTATGGCAACTTACA